CCCTCCGGGGTCAACGCGATCGGTGCCGCCGCGAGGTAGGATTTGAGAGAAGCACCCGACGCGCGCTTATTGCGCTGCATGGCCTCTGAGGCCATTTCGGTGCGGCGTGCGGAGGCGTGCATCAGGCCGATGGCGTCATCGAACGCTGCAAGCTCAGGACGCGGCGCAGGCGTCATCCCTTCGAGCTTGATGCGGGCGTTCTTGCCGGCACAGGCAGCACAAAGACCGCCTGCGAAGAAATAGACGGTCGGCTCGCCGCAGAAATTGCAATGGCCGCTCATTTCTTGTGCCTTTGCAGCAAGAAGCCGACGAAGAAGATCGCTACGAGGCCGACGAAGAACGGCACCATCTCTGCTGGGGTCATGATCATTCGAACGGACCCCGGCCGGTACGCACGTACCTGATGTACATGAGAAGTGCCCACAGAAGCAGAGGGATCAGGAAGATCACTGGCCCACCTCGGCGCGTGCCTGGGCGACAAATGCGGCGTCACGAATCGGGCGGGTCGCGCGGTCCTGACGGATGCGGCGGATGGCGGCCAGAAGCCGCGTCAGCCCGAAGGCGAGCGCCATGCACGCCCCTATCAAGCACAGGATGCAGATGACGGCGCTCATGCGAGAATCGCCCATACAAAATTAACCGGGAGGGAGTCCGAATGAGTTCTGTGGCCAAACGTGAATGGCACTTCTCCAGAACCAGAATTCTGGCTATGACATGCGCAATTCTTGTACTTGTACTGGGGAGCTTGGTTCTTTGGGCACCGGGTGGCTTCCTCATCGAAGAAGACCTTGGCAGCGGCGCGGATTGGTTTGGAGCTGCCGGAACTTGGGTGATCGGCATTGCTGCGGTGGCCTATGCCCACGAGGAACGCATCCAGCACCGAAAACAGAGGCAGATCGAGTTGTCGGATCGCGAGCGAGAATTGCGAGGCCGAAGGCAATTGCTGATGGCAAAGGCGCAGATGCTCAGGACGCCACGGAGGCGATTCACGCGTCTCTTTCAGCGCCCAGTATCTAAGCGCCTTGTCGGAAGCATCTACGGAGCTCTTGACGCCAGCGAACAGGCCGTGCGATTGGTCAACTGGACTGACGGCGAGCGATTTTTGTTGGACGAGGAAGGAGTTGCCGCGCTGTATGACGTGGAGTATCGGTGCATTCGCTTTCTGCACATCAATGCGCGTTTCCGAGACCCAGAGCACAATTGGGGCCAGCGTGTTCAGGTCAGAAAGCTTGGATATCTTGTTTCCGTCTTGAAGGACATAAGAGACCTGGACAGATCCATTGACCGGTTGCTGCCGCACATCGAGGGGATGAAGTTGACCTAGCTTTGCGATCACGAAGCTTCCCTCTCCCTAGCCCCCTAGAACCCCCGCCACGGCCTAGGGGAGCCGGGACGGGGTGGTGTCAAGCATTCCTCGACACCGGGGCGAACTGTAAAGTACCCCTATACACCCCTGTCAAGTAGGTATCGACAATGAGCGCCAGCTACGACCTTTTCTGCCGGTGGAAGCACGTGCAGAAAATCCAGAGTGACAACGCTGGAGCTATCGCATTGGGTGTGTCGCGCGCGACGGTTTCCCTCTGGAAACAAGGGAAAAACGCGGAAATACACTACGTCGAACGTATGGCCGTTGACATCGGCGACAGTCCGGAAATGTGGTCGGCCGTGGTGATGGCCGAGCGCAGCAACTCAGCCGATGAAAAGGCGGCTTGGAGTCGAATTGCGCAAAAGCTGGCGAGCGTGGCGATGTTGGCGCTGATCGCCGTTGGACTCGGCGCGACGCCTACTGCTGCAACGGCTTCGCCGGGATCGGCCAAGGCCGGAATGTATATTATGTTAAACGCAGGCCGGTACTACCTGGGCCTGCTTAAGCTGGTGCTGGCATCGCTCTTGCCTCTCCGTGGTTCCAAGGACAAAGCGAGCATTGATGCATGTGCCAGTACCTGACCGGCCCCTTCGCGGGCTGGAGCGTCAGAGGCAACTACCTAGTCAGCCCTGACGGCGACCGCATGACCCCCGAACGGATTGCCGGGCTGGCGTGGCGCGATCAGATGGAACTCAGGGTCGCCGGGTTCGCCTCCCGGCGCAAGGCCGAGGCCGGACAGCGAAAAGCCGGTCAGCGCCAGATGGTCAAGGTCGTCGTTGTAGACCTGGGCGACTTCCGGGACCGGCACTTCGGACGGTCTGCCGGATGAAAGCGCACTCGTAGGGGCGCTGCCCCTACACCCCGCACGAGCTTGCCGCAGGATCCAGAACTGTCATTGCTGGCAGCAACCAACAATGACAGCGCCCAGTCAGCGGGAGGTTATCTGCCCTCGGTGTTGGTAGCGACAAGCAGCTGCCAACGAACGGGTCCTCCAGCGAGGATGGTGTGTTGATGGTGGTTCTGAGGCGGGAAATGATCACCAGCATTACACGTGACTTCCTTATTACACCCCCCGCAGCGATAGATGCCAGAGTGCGCGACTAGTGCCCCCGGCCCGTTCTGCGTACTCCAAGAGACATGGTCACTGTTGACGTGAAAAACGTGTGCCGGATCGACGTACCAAGCCATAACACACTCGCGATGGCGCGACCGCTTGTCGCCTTCGAATAATCGCGATGGATTCTGTGACAGTCAACACATAATGTCATTGCCTTGCCTTGGGCCACTTCCGGGGCAGCACGGAGGTTGGCATATCTCCGGGGGACGCCGCCTCGATGCCCCAGCTAGAATGCCCGCAGGATGCAATCTGGGGGGATTTATGGACAGAGAACGGCAAGAGCCGACATTCAGCGCGCCCGACGTGACGGACCTTCAATTTCGCAGCGACCGGGTTCGCCATGTAGGCCGGCAGACCAACGGTCCGCCTTGGGGACACATCGTCGGGGGCGTCGTGGCCGCCATTCTCATCATCATGGGCTTGATCGAATGGAATGCCCGCAGGCAGGCAGCTGCGATTACGGCGGAGCTGACCCGGCCCATGACGAAGGCCGAACAGGCAAAATTCGACGCAGACGTAGCGAAGCTCACCCGGGAAGCGGAGGCGGAAGCTAGGGCGTTCCGCCGATCGATGGAGCAGGCGTTAGACACCATGCCCGCTTACGCAGCACCCAATCCGCTGCGCGCTGGCGAACGGTGCATAGGCGGAAAAAGGCTACAGCGGATTGAGGGTGGCTGGCGGGATGTACCCAATGACCCATGCTAGCCGCCGTCGTACCGATTCTGCGGTGACTCGGGGAACGTGCCCATGGATCGCTGAGGTGCAGGCACGGTGGTGCCGGTAATGCCCGGCGATGGAAGTGGCAAAGGCTCGGCGACGTACTCAGGCGGCTTTGGCGCAGCGGAGAAATCCCGCTGTGTCTTGTATGGGTTGTAGACCGGGCCGTTGCGGGCAAGGGTGCGGCACTCAGGCTGTGAAAGCTCGTAACGCGTGCCCTGCTCTGTCAGGCACGTGCAGGACGCCTCCGCGCGCTTACCGTGGCCGTCAAGACCTTCCATGCTGGACATGCAGATCAGCTGTGGATCGGTGGTAATGGCGCGCTGGTCGTAGATTGGCGCTGTCCAGGGCATGGTCCCGATCCGGGGTAAATGCGCCTTGGCGTACTCAGCGGTGGATGCGTAGGTCACTGGCCCGCCCGCGCCCGCCCCCGCTTCGCTGGCGGCAGTCACGGGCAGTCCAGCGCCCATCGGTTGCTGGGCGGCAGGAACGGCCGAGTAATCCTCGATCTTTTTCTGTAGCTGCCATTTGATTGCGAAAACGAGCGCGATGACTACAACGAAGGCAACGACGAGCCACCGCATCCACATGGGCATGCTTCGCTTTGTCGTGACGAGCGTGGTGCTGGTGTAGTAATCAAATACGTACTTAGGCCGCACCCAGTCGATCACGTCGGTGCATTTGACCTGCACGTTCGTTTGATACTGGTTCCAGCGCTTGAGCTTTGTCTTGCTGCGCATGATCGACGTCTGCCGAACGTGCACATGCTCTTCGTACAGACCGCGTAGAAACGGATCAAGCTGCAATCCTTGCTGCGCGATCATGATGAAGTCAAAGCCGCGATGCCGGTGCGTAGCCATAGCCTGCACGTGCGCAGGCACAGCGGCACCCGGATTGCGGTTCGGGAAAACGGTATAGCACTCATCGAGCAGGACGACAGCGCCGTCGGGTAGCTGCTCCCACTTCTTCGGGTCTTCGACGTACGTCCACCCCGCCTTGGCGTAGTCGAGGTCCTTTACGCCGTGAGCGAAGATCGCCCTCCCCTCCTTCTGGAACTTGAATGCCTTGTCTAGTGCGTAGGCCGTTTTGCCGTGTCCTGGCTGGCCGGTTACAAGGTAAAGAGCCATTACTTGGTCCCCAGCTTGCTCAGGACGGCCTTCTGCGCGCGACCGGCAATCCATGCAGACAGGATCATGGTCACGGCAACGCCAATGCCAGTGGCACCCCAGTACGCCTGAAGGACCGGTGGAAGCGCGCCGAACTTCGACTCGACCAACGATTTGAGCGACGGCATGGCAACCTCATGGGTGATGAAGCCGATGCCAAATGCGAGCAGGACGCGGCCGAGGATGCCCGGCAGATACTGTCGCGCAGCGGAGACAAGAAGGGCCACGAGGGCTGCAATGATCTGGGGCATTAGTTACCACCTCGCGCGAGGATGACAGCCGCGGCGACCGCAGCAATAGTGATGATCAGCGCCTTGATCTGCGCGATGTACTGGCAGAAAAAAGGCGGCGGCGTGGAGATGGCCGACATGAACCCAGAAGTGATGCCATTGCTGCCGCCGGAGGCGAAGCCCATACATGAGCCTCCGCCGCCGATGCCGGACTGATCGAGGTCAGAGACGCTTATCGTCTTTGTGCTCAGTACCTTCAGATCATCAGGTGATGCTCCTGCACCGGGATCCGTGGACATTCCGCCGACCTTGGTCCATTCCGGCTGAGCGCCCCCGTTGCCGTTGTTACCCTGGGCAAGCTTCTCAGTGGCACACGCAGTACGCCACTGCATGAGAAGCCCGCTGTATTCAAGAGCGTCACACTTCTCCCCGGTGCAAACCGGGAGTGTGTTGCAGGTGCCCCCAGCGACGTTGCGGTTCTTGCGGGTGTTGCAATCGATGCGCCATTGGATTCGCGCCTGCCCGCACATGATCGGAGAGCCGCTGCAAGTCGGGGGCGTCTTGCAGTCATCGCCGCCTGAGAATTCATCTTTCTTCTTGCCGTCAGACCCCTCGCCGCCCTCCTCCCCCTCATCAGGATTGCCGTCGCCGTCACGGTCCTTTTTGCAGGTTCCATCCTTGCCACGCACTTCGCCCTGGGCACACTGGCCGTCGCCGGGCAAGCACTTGCCGTCAGGCGACCTGATCTGCCCTGCGGGGCATTCGTTGTCCTTGTTCTTGCAGGTGCCATCAGCTTGCATGATCTTGCCGGCCGGGCACGGCTCAGGCTCGCATTTGCCGAGTGAGTTAGGCGACCTTCCCTGCGGGCACTTACCCTCAGGCGGCTCGCAAACGTTTAGTGCGGCGTTCCAGTAGTAGCCATCGGGCATGTGCTCGCAGTTGCTCTTTTCATCGTTCGGGCACAGATCACCGGTGACGTTGAAAGTCATGGAGTTATCGGCGTTGCTATACCAAACGCCGTCGCACCCATTCTGGCAACCGAGACTGCCGTTGCGTGCGGAGCCGCCGCCGGAAGACCACGGGCCAACGCCGGTATACGCAGGACGGCTGGAACAACCGTCCTTGAAATCGAATCTCTGAGTGCAAGCTACACCGCTGACCCACGGCAGCGTGGTGCTGTTGCGATAGTTGAAACATGCCCAGTACGACTTTGGTGTATCGGTTCCCGTTGCGTCGCGCTTACGGCAAATCGGGTTGCGACGAAGGTTCGTGTTCGAGGCCACGGCCGCTGCAGCAACCGGAACACAGGCGGCATACGCAGCGCCCTCGTCGGCGTAAGTCTGAGCAGACGCGAAGTGAGGTAGCAACGTCAATAGGAACGCTGCCGCGATCTGTACTGCGATTAGCCATCCAGCGCGAGCCATAGACCCCCCAACAAACCGATCATCACGAAATATCCGGCGTACGCCATGGCGTGTCCCCTAAATAGAAAAGGGGCGGGTTTCCCCGCCCCTACCGTTGACCTAGCCTCAGCCGCCGGAGGCTTTGCGGCCCGCGCGGATCAGGGCAACGAGACCGCACATGGCGAGAACGGCCGCGCCGATCAGGCCGAGTTCGGTCTTGTCCATGCCGTCCGTTGCAGCCTGGGCCAGCTCGCCAGCGAAGGCCGGAACGGAAACCATGGCGGTGGTGACGACGGCTGCGGCCTTGATGCTGACGTTGCGGGCCTTGGAACGCAGGTTGATGATCTTGTTCATGACTCTCTCTCGATGGTGGTGGTTAACCGCCTGAGACCCGGCGGGCTTGCCGGATCATGTATCCGACGCCCCACATGCCAGCGATTGCGGCTGACAGTGCGAGGCCTTCGGCAACGTCGATGGGCGGAAGAAGCATCGGCGCTGGTCCATAGAAGGGATGCGCACACTGCCCGGTCGAGGCATCGAAATCAGCCTGTTTGCAGTACAGCGTGAGAACAGTCTCTTCCATGGGAACTCCTCAGGATTACGGTTGCGGCTTGACCGGGGCCGGGCCGGGAGTGGGCGACGGGTTCAGCAGTCGAATACGGCGACCAAACTCCAGACCGCCGAATTTGTTGTTCTGCAACGAGGTCGGGCACAGGTCGTAGGTCCCGATCTTGTAGGGCTGCTGGTCTTCATCGAGACCAACGGTGAACGGCAGCGGGAAGTCGCCCGGGCGGACGATGGCTGCTTTCTGCTCCCGGAAGACCGTTGCGGCCTTGCCTTCGCGTGCGGGGAACGAACGAACGGCGATGTTCTCGCTGATGATTTCAACTTTCATAGTGGGATTACCTTCCAAGCGATAGTCCGGCCGAATGCGAATGTCACTCGCCACGGGGACGACCAGAACTCCCCGGTGAGCTTGTCGAAATAACCGCCCTGGCACTTACGGATGTCGGCTTCACCGCCGAGCGCTTCGCGTGCAGAGATGGGCGCTTTCCACCACCGCAGTTCGCGGCGGGATTCTTCATTGAGCCCGCCGCAACCGTGCGTGCGGAACCCCTTCGGAAATGCAGCAGCCATCACGCTGCTGAACTTCGATGCGTACTTTGCGAGATACCCGACAGCGTTGCGGGCCTCTTCGAACTTGCTGGATCCGTGCGGCCACCACTGCCTGTGATCGACGCGGCCAAACCACATGCCTTGCGGAACCCAAATCAGGAGGTGGTAGTGGGGCCATCCGCGCTGGGTGAGTTCGCCCACCCACAGGTAACGGAACACTTGACCCGTGAGCCGTCGGAGCCGAGCGACAGTTCGATTGAAGTGGCCGCGCATGCGTTTAAGTAGCTCGCTAACGTCACGAGGGCCGCTACGGCTTCCGTCTCGGTAGGTGAGCGTGAGCATGTACCACTTGCCCCGCCTCGATCCCTTCTTCGCTTCTTGGTCATGGAGTCGTGCACTCGTGATTACGGACTTGCGCAGCCGTTGCGCCCGCTGCTGTAGCGGATCGATTTCGATTGAGAGACGACCGGTCTTCGACGCGGTGTCACTTGTTTTGTAATGGACAAGCCCAAGGGCCAGCGCTTCGCGCTGGCCCTCCGGGGTCAACGCGATCGGTGCCGCCGCGAGGTAGGATTTGAGAGAAGCACCCGACGCGCGCTTATTGCGCTGCATGGCCTCTGAGGCCATTTCGGTGCGGCGTGCGGAGGCGTGCATCAGGC